ATAGTGCCCCAAATCAAGTTCCGTTGCTGTACAATCAAGAACTGAAACCTTGACATACTCACTCTTTGGCTTTTCGTAGTCATCTGGAAGGATGAAAGAACTTTTAGACTCTTCTGCCTCTGATTCTTTTAGTATCCCTATTAAGATGTGTCTGTTTTGTGGTATGAATCTCATTTTTACTCCCTTTTATATAATATAACCTGTTTTATGCTATTTCGCAACTATCGCCATCACAAAAAACTGTTCCGGCGCCTTGTTCCTCGGTTTCTATCCGATCAATGGGCGTAATGTTTTTTGTCATCTCTTCATATTGCTCTTTTGTGATGGGCTCATATGGTGCCTGCTCATAACCTGTCTCTTGATAACGCAAAAAAGAAACTGCTTTCAATCTGCTCTCGTACATTTCCAGAGCCGTCTTGATGTCTTTTGCTTCGTCTGCCTTAAAGGTGACTGTGACTGAAACGCTGTTGTCTGCCCAATAGTGCTGATAGGCTGCTGCAATCTCAAGTTGCTCCCACATCGAAGCTTCATTCTTGCCCTTCTGGAAGTATGGCTCGTGAACAGGGAAGGAGGCAACCATCGTGTTTGGTGAATAAGCATCTTTCTCGATATGGTGTCCGGCTTCCTCTATTGCTTTAAGAATAGTATTTCCAATTGAAAAACGGATACGGCGGATGTAGTATTCTGCCTCTGGGTAGTGGATTCCTGGAGTCGAGCCGTTTAACAGCGAAACTGTGCCCGATGGCTTGATAGAAGTGGTCCGGACTGATCGTGGTACACATAGCCAATCTGAGAACTCTTTGTCTAGTTCTTGGACATGATCATATGCCTTGTCGCACCATTCCAGCATTTCTCGTCTGCCGTGCTTATTGAATGCTTGGATAACACCTGACTGTGATAAGCCGATGCGTCGGTTCTTCAACATAATAGCGTTTGTCTCTGCCCAGTGTGTATTCGAGAGCGTAACCGTCTTTCCATATAGATAGGCGATTTTCAGCGTTCTCAAATAGTCTTCATAATTTTCGTGCTTCGCTGGGAATGTTTCGGTGAGACAGCAAAGTTCTGCATCTTCCAGTTGTTGCTCAACGCAAGGGTTGAAGCCCATAACCTTTAGATCGTCATCTCGCTCTGGATCTTTGAAGCGGCCGCGAGTTCGTGCGTTGTCTAACCAGATGTATCCGGGTTCGCCGTTGATCTGGCTTTGCTCGGCATGCCAAGTGTAGTCCATTCCCACTTTGGCGTGGAAAGAATTGTTTGAGCCCCAGCGATGGTGCATCAACTTTTCTTTGTCATTCTTCATAGACAAGTATTCTTTGTCATCAAAGCTTCCCATGGCGAGGGCGGCTGAACGACGAACATTTCCTGCGACGACACAGCGGCCGATAAGGTTCTCAATGTCCACGATGTCAACAGAGGTGATGTCTTCGCCAATGTTGGGAGACAATAGTGCTGTGAGGTTCTCGTGTAGTTCTTTTAGTGGGCCGTGTCCTGCCGAAGTGCCTCCGAAGCCCTTGATGGGTTCTCCGTAAGCGCGAATGGCTGAATAGTCAAACTTTGGCACCTCTTTGCCGCACAGAAATCCATCTATAAGAATCTGAACGGATCTAACCCAACCTTCTCGGCTGTCGTCAATAATATGTATATCGTCAGTGTAGATGGGGTCTGCGATAACTAGAGTGCCTGCTCCGAGCGTATCAAAGCCGACGCCGATGCCTACCATTAGCGCATCCATCATCCAGCTGAATAGGTATCCACCTTTACTGCTGATGTCTTTTGTTGAACGGAAAGCACAGTTGAATAACCCTGCTGCGGTGCGTTCTTCGACGAACTTAGTGCCCATCATCCATACGCCGCGGCCGGGTGGAGTCCATTTTAGGTTAAATAGGCGATCATAGGCGTCTTTCGCAGTCTTCTGGGATTTGGAGTCAATCCACTCTAAGCCAAGTTTAGAGACATGGCGCTTCTGCATGTCGAACATGCCCTCGATAACTCTTCGGCAAGTCTGGAACCATTCTTCTGTGCCTACTGCTGTTGAGTCTCGCTCGCTTAGAAGGCGAGAATATGTGCGCTTGTAGGTGATATATCCTACTGGTCCCCATGGAACCTCTTTGTCTTCGTATTGGCTAATAAATTTGTCTGATAGCCGAAACTTACGATAGTTGTGTCCGTTCATTTACTTTTTTCCTTTTGTCTTTTATCTTTGACGAATTTTGTGTATTTTTCTTTCAATACATCCATTTGATCTCTTGTGGTCGTAACAACTGCTTGCTGAACTCCACCTGATTCTGCAATCTCTATTAATACTCGTGATGTGTCCATTTTCAATGGATATATTATGCCATCGGGGCCATTTCTGTTCTTCGCGATAAACATACGACCCAAATTACTCTGCTTGTCCTCAACGGTTCGAGATATGGTGCAGATAAAGTCGGCCACGAAGCATTTGTTGAATGCCTCGCTTATCGCTTCCATTGTGATTACTTCTGCATTTAGTCCCGATCTATTGGTTTGAGAGGCAGTCCAGATACAACATTTATTATGTTGCGCTAAACCACGCATCTCTTCATAAATAGATTCCAATTCGTTTCGTTTCTCCTTCTGCGCAGAAACTGGGCGTAATAAATCACCGTAATCTACTATAATCATATCAGGCACTATTCCACGCACCTTTAACTTTTCTAGGTGGTTCATTAGAGTCCTAGTTGACGCTGATTTTGTGGGGTATTCTTTGACGATAAGAGAACCCTCTATCTCCTGTATTTCGTCGTATATCTGCTCCTTGTTTTCCAACAGGAGGTCAAGAGGGATGCCAGTGAGACAAGAGTCATAGCGGCCTGCGACAACCGTATCTCCGAGTTCTAGGGTGTAATGAATAACTGTCTTGCCCTTTTTCAGAGCCGCGGCGCCAAGATGAACAAGCGCCATAGACTTCCCTGCTCCGGTCGGAGCGATGACAACGCCCAGTTCGCCCTTCCCTAGTCCCTGTTTACAGATCTTATCTATTTCATCCCACCCAGTAGAGATGGGGTTTCTTGCTTTGATCTCAAAGCGTCGCTCAAAGTCTTTTAGGTAGTCATAACCGAAGTTGCTATCTGAGCCCAGAACGAGGGCATCGTTTATTACTTTGGAGATCTCGTCAAACGAAGAACGCTGGAGAAGACCAACTGAGCGGATCATTGCTTCTTTTAGTCGCTGCTTTCGACAGAAGTCGAGTGCAGTGTTTTTTACATAGTCTCCGCCGGCAACATCAGTCTTGAAGATCTTGGCGAAGTATTCTCTTATCTGTCGTTGTGTTGCGGCATCCTCTTCGTCCAAAGACGAGCGGAGGACGGAGATCATTATCTTATAAGTTGGATGAACCTTGTATTTCTCTCGGTACTCCATAATGAGGTGAATAAAGGTGCGGAGATAGTGTAGTTCCAGAAAGTTCTCGTCAAAGACTTCCATTATCTGATCTGCAAATGGTCTATCCACAAGAATCAACTGACACAGCGATTCTTGGAAGTCCTTTCCGAATTTACTAAAACTCGGTTTTTCTTGATTCTCTTTGTTCATTTATCTCCTACCCCCGTAGCTTCTACTAATATAACCTATTCTGCTCTATCCGTCAACCGGTTTTCTCCTTTTAATGACACCATTTAGGGAGGCGAAATAATAGTCCCAAGAGAATGAGCCAAAACCGTGTTGAATACTCATCTTTCTGAGGCCTGTCGCATTCAGTTCTGGCACGAAGTTGTCAATAGCATAGTTTATCTTCTGAGCGTCTTGGACAGAGATAGACGGAGGAACGAGGTTCATTACTTTGTAGTTTGCCTCTATTAGCTCCCTGTTCTCTGTCACTTTCCCATAAAAACTTGCCTTGCTGTCTGCGTCTTCACAAAAGTCACAGATCTCTCCGATATAGTGTTCCTCTTCCTCTGCTAGGAACGGAAGTCGCTTCATAATGGTTTTTAAGCCAGCGCCACCTATTCCGGGTAGGTTGTCTGACTTGTCGCCAGCCATAGCCCTTGCGATGGCGAAGTTTTGCGGTGAAATGCCAAACTCTTCTATCACACTCTTCTTGTTCATAGCCTTCTTGGCAATGGGCCGGTAAAGCACAGTTTCGTCGTCAAGGAGTTGTATAAAGTCCTTATCCGATGAGATGATGACTTTTTGCCAGCCGTGATATTTTGGGGACTTCGCGAGGAACGCAATGACGTCATCAGCCTCTGTTCCTGCG